GCCAGATGGGGCGCCAGACGCGCTAGGAGCCCCTGTAAGCGCCGTAACCCCAAAGACCGTACAAAGCACTAGCCCAATGATTTTCTCTGCCAAATAGTTCATCTTTTCTCCAAAGGTATGGGCACACCCCAAGATGAGGCATGCGATCTGAATGCGATTTGTCCTTGTAAGTATTTGCCCGACTCGGGTTCAGTAAAGATCTGCACGAGGATCTCTTGCCCGTTATCCATTACGCCTATATAGACGCTGTAGTCAACGATCTGTGGATCAGTCATACCTTGTCCTTTTGTCGGTACTCCGACCTTAGGGGATAGGTCAAGCCTTCGGTGGGATTTCCCCAAACACCTTTAAGAATGCGGCTTTTACCCAGATCACCGAGTCTGCAGCTTGTGGGGTTATCTCAATGTGGAACCAGTCGCCACCTGGTGCACCGTGGATTGTGTCTTTGGTGTACTTGAGCCATGCCTGACGATCACAACGCCATGCTCGACCATGCTCTTGCGGGAAGTAATCAAGAATGCATTGCAAGCCAAGATCGTTGGCATTGGCAACCAGTTTGTCAATAAAGACCAGCGCTTCTTTGCGTCCTGCTTTTGGGTGTTTCTCGCTTTTGCGATATGACAGATCAACAGCTCTGCCAGTTGCGTGAACCGACAATGAACCAGGCTTGCCGCGCATGTCACGTTGACCCCAAGACCCGTTGTTCCACAGCGCGCCATTTGATGCGGCGATTGCTTGCTTTATCCATTCGTTCATGCCGGCACGTGGTGCTAATGATGCACCGTCAGCATTGCCTATGTAGTCGCGTGCGTTTGGCACGCCTTCTTTAGCTTTGGCTATCGCCACGCCCGAAGCCTGCATCTTTAGGGTTCACCCAGCGAAGCAATGGTGGGATGATTGCTGCAATTGCGCCTTTGCCATAGTCACGTGGGTCTGTGGTGCCAGTTGAATAAACGGCTATTAGCGCGCCTACGACTGATCGTAGGTAACTGGCAAACATTGCTTTGTCTTTATCGGTGATTTTCAACATGGTTGTCTATCTTTTCTTCTATTCGGCCAAGTGTGCGGTGTACTTCGCCGTGGTCGGCTTTGTTTTCTTTGCCGATTTTGTTGATAAGAGCCACGAGTACAGCGAAGCCGCCACCGACAAGACCAACCACAATTTCAGTCGCCATCGCATTATTCAGTTGGCAAATTGTTGGCCAGTTGGGTTGCTTTTGCCATGGTTGCGGCCTCAGTTGGTTGAAGCGCTGGATCATCCATCCATTCAAGGCAGTAGTACCCATCACCTGGCTCGTTGTATTTCCATGTTGTGCCAGGTGCAAGTTCGCGTGTTGCGTTACCGATCTGAGAATTGATTTCTGCTTTTGTTGCCATTATGCGATCCTCTGAATTTTGATTTGTGCATAAACTTCGCTAACACCCGATAACTGTGTTTGCTGTCCGAGGCCTTGTGTTGCTTGACCGTTTTCAACATAATATTGAAGTTCAAAGTTTTTCGTAGCGGTAATTGTGAATACGCCCATAATGGGGATTGACAAACCGCTACCTGTTTGCGCCAAAACTAGGCTGTTGCTTTGTCCGATTAATGCGTTTGTTGAATCTGATGTGTTTCTAAAACGAAGTTTAAGGTTGTTACTGTTACAAAACGGCGCGCTTCCTTCGACCAAATAGGTTCCAGCAAGCAACGTAATGACGCTTGAAGAAATAGTTGCGCCAATGTTGTTTACCAGAGTCGTGTTAAATATGCGCTTTGACCAAGTTGCGCCCGTGCTTGTCCCACCGCTTGTTCCTGTGTTCTGTGTTTCATTGAAGATCGCCATTGCAGCGAAGTTGTCTACAACATCATTTAACTGTGCAGCCGTAAGTACATCGCCAGCAACGAAATCTGTCCATTTTGCAGTCATAGTGCTCCTTATCCTAAAACATTCTCTGCGTCGAGTGTGCCATACACGGCGTCGTTAAGAATCAACTCGAAAACGATCGTCGTTGGCGCGGTGCTGTAAAGGACGCTGTGGCCTGTGCTGAAATCCAGACGATGCTCAATGCCCTCAACTGACAGTTCTTGAGCCAACTGGGTTGTGCCGGCACCGCTAGGGAACGTCTTTTCCACGGTGATCGTGTCGCCAATGTCCACGGTTGCCAAAGTGTCTTTTTGGGCTGTGGTCAACATTAGGAACGCGGTCTCTACTGACGTGTATCGGGCTTCTGGTTGCGGGTTAAGCAGATAGGACGCTGCTGTCGTAATTGACCCTGCTTCGTGTAGCAGGCTGTTAGTGATGCTTGTTGTTTGAATGAAATACTGGGCAATTGAACCTGCGTCGGTTGCGGTTGCTGTGGTGCCGTCTAGACTCGTTACGACTGCGCGGTTGACAACCGAGTCCGCCTCAAATGAGATGCCCACGCCACGGTATTTGTAATTTGTGCCGTCGTCATGGAAGTCGGCTACCGATGCAGAGAGCGTGTTGCCGATGCGATTTTGGAATGTAAGCACACCGTCACGCGACATGAACAAGCGACCAAACTCTGCGGTGTCGTTGATCTGGGCAATGTATTGCAGCACGTTTGTTCCTGCCGGCACGGTATATGCGGCGTTATGGCCAAGGTTGACGGTGCCTGTGGCGATGTCTCGAGCGCTTGCTGGGAAGTCAACTTCTGGTAAATCCAGGACAGTTTCTATGCGTTCGCCTGACGTCTCGGCGGTCACGTTTAGTTCGTCTAAAAATGTTTGTGCAAGTAGGTAGAACTGGTCAGCGCAATACACCGTCACCGTGTCAAGACCGCCGAGCGCGAAGTTGTAGTCATAATTGACGACATAACCTGAAAATAGCAATTCAGCAACGTTTGTAGAGCTGTAGCGAATTAGTTTGACCTCGCGCATTGGTGCAAGACCTGGCTTGGATTCAGCGGTGTCGTAGTACGGGCTATTTTCGTCAAACGGGTTAAAAATGCCGTCCACATCTTGAATGGTAAATGTCATGGTGCCAGCGCTGAACGTGTCACCAATGTCGCGGCGTCCGCGTCGAGCCGTCACCGTTGTTACTGAATCAAGAACGCTTGCAAACTCTGTTGTACCGTCTAGCACGTATGTGGTGTTGTCTAGTAACCCTTTAACTGGGTCGTCAAGAGTAAAACCGTCCTGAATAAACCCTGTTGCGATCTGCAGGTCATAGTTGCCTGAATCAACAACCGCTACGCCTGGCATCACGCCACCTGTAATTGCAATGGCCCAGCGCTACGCGAGTAGGCGCGCAAAGCGTTAACGACAGACTCACCGATCTCGGCGCTAGTAGCAAGCCCGCCTGTGACGTTGATGGTCACTACCCCGCCAGTATTCATGCGATCTAATGGCACGACGGCTTCTGGGCCTGCTTCACCGATCAGCGCAAGAGTAGGGGAGCTGACAATGCCCCCCTCGGCTAAACGTGGAATATTCTTGGCAACAACAGCGGAAGGTGCTTGACCGCCGAGTTGTGGCACGGAAATTGTTGGTGCTTTTGGAATGTCTGGTAGCAACGGGATGGAGTTGTAAGCGCTGATGATTGCGTTGACCGCGCCGATTGCAGCGTTAACCATGCCAGCAAAGAAACCAATCACGGTGTTGACAATTGCGTTTATTCCGTCACGGAACCACTCAAACTTGTTGTAGGCGGCAACCAAAGCAACTATGAGCAACGCTACGCCTGCAGCAATAAGGCTAAATGGGTTAAGTGCCATGGCAATGTTGGTGACAACGATTGCAGCAGCGACCGCGCCAATGGCGGCAGCAATAGCCAAGAATGCTTTGGGGTTGTCTTGAGCCCACATTGCAAACTTGTTTAGCACGGGTAGCACAGCCTCGAGCACAGGCAACAGCGCTGCACCAATTGACTCTTTGGTTTCACCAATGGAGTTCTTCAGGATTGCCATTTTTCCTGCAGCGGTTTCAGCGTTCTTGGCTGTAGCACCGCCAAAGGTTCCACCGAGCACGTCCATGACTTCGTTAAGGCTTGCGCCTTCTTTGATCATGGTTGACATCTCTGGGCTCAAAGATCGGAGCGCCTTAAAGTTGCCTTGGTATGCCTTGGCGAGCGCGTCAGCAACGCTGGCAGAATCCATGCCGGTGGCCGTGCTGATGTCCATGACGAGGTTCATGTCGTTCATGGCAATGCCAACA